GCTTACTATTAGTGAGCTTCAAGAGTTTTTCACAAAACGATACGATAGTATCTTTGAAGCAACCTATCGCAAAACTGGTAATTAAAGATTTAATTAGTGGTGATGGTGCAAAGTTAGAACTTCTATCCATACAAGAACTTTTAAAATTAGAACAAAAGAAAGTTATTTTAAAAGATTCGGTAATTGGTAAATTAGATACTAAGGTTTTAAACTTGGAAAATATTATCTTAAAAAAAGATGAACAGTTTTCATTAGAGGCTGAGAAATCTAAACAATTAGAAAAAGAACTCAAAGGTCAACGAAGAAAAACTTTCTTGTATAAAGTTGGAACTTATATTGGGGCAGGAGCATTACTCGTTTTATTAGGTGGTAAATAATGGCTAAACAATCATTAAAAGAAATAATTAAGTTAGAGTATCAGAAGTGTGCATCGGACCCGATATACTTCATGAAGAAGTATTGTATGATACAACACCCTGTTCGTGGTAAGATACCTTTTCACTTATTTCCATTTCAAGAATCTACTCTAACACAATTTCACGAAAGTAGATATAACATCATCTTAAAATCTCGTCAAACAGGTATCTCAACCTTAACTGCAGGATTTTCATTATGGAAGATGTTATTCAACCAAGATTTCAACGTGTTGGTAATTGCAACCAAACAAGAGGTTGCTAAGAACCTTGTAACCAAGGTAAGAGTAATGAATCAGTATTTACCTTCTTGGTTAAAACAAGAAACAGTAGAAGATAACAAACTATCTCTACGATACTCAAATGGCTCACAAATTAAAGCAACTTCAGCTGCTGGAGATGCTGGTCGTTCGGAAGCCTTATCTCTATTAGTATTTGATGAGGCAGCCTTTATCGACAAGATTGAAGAAATTTGGGTATCTGCACAATCTACCTTATCAACGGGTGGTAACGCAATTATCTTATCAACTCCAAATGGGGTAGGTAACTTTTTTCACAAAACTTGGGTAGGTGCAGAAGATGGTACAAACACATTTAACACTATTCGGTTACATTGGTCTGTTCATCCAGAAAGAGACCAAACTTGGAGAGATGAACAAGAAGTTTTATTAGGACCAAAAGGAGCAGCACAAGAATGTGATTGTGATTTCGTAAGTTCTGGTGATACTGTTATCGACCCACAACTTCTAATGTTCTATAAAGAAACTTATTGTCAAGAACCAATTGAAAAGACTGGGTTCGATGGAAACCTATGGAAATGGGAATATCCAAATTATCAGAAATCTTATATGGTCATCGCCGATGTTGCTCGTGGTGATTCTGCCGATTTCTCGGCCTGTCATGTAATCGATATAGAATCCTCTACACAAGTTGCTGAGTATAAAGGTAAGTTAGATACCAAAGATTTCGGAAACTTCCTTGTATCACTTGCTACTGATTATAACCAAGCATTATTGGTAATTGAAAACGCAAATATTGGTTGGGCAGTAATCCAACAAGTAATCGATAGAGGTTATCAAAACTTATTCTACATGAGTAAGGATTTAAAATATGTAGATGTAGAAAATCAACTACATAACAAATACCGAGCAGAAGAAAGAAACATGGTCGCAGGATTCTCAACTACTTCTAAAACACGACCTCTAATCATTTCTAAGATGGAACAATACATCAGAGAAAAAGATGTAACCATTCGTTCTACGAGAACCATAGATGAGTTATTTACTTTTATATGGAATGGTAATCGTGCAGAAGCAATGAGAGGTTACAATGATGATTTAGTCATGTCCTTATCCATTGGATTGTGGGTTAGAGATACTGCATTACGATTAAGACAAGAAGGAATTGATTTAACTCGACAAGCAATTGGAGGCATCGGACAATCCACTTTAGATATGGGTGGAATGGGATTCGGTGGTAATACTGTCAATGATTCCAATCCTTGGGAAATGGATATGGGTAACGGTCATCGAGAGGATTTAACTTGGTTAATTAAATAATTATATATTTATATGGTAGATAGGAGAAAGAAATTATGATAAAATTATCTAATTTATTAGAAAATACTTCATATTGTGAAGAATACGATGTAGAATCTCATGATGATATCAGAGAGTTTGTAGAATTCATGAAAGAATATAAGTGTGATGTCAACGAAGCAGAATACCAAGGTAGAGAGGTAAAACTTGGTAAACCAATGCAAGGTGATGTTAAGAAATTTAAAGTATATGTCAAAAACCCCCAAGGAAACGTAGTAAAAGTAAACTTTGGACACAAAGGTAAGGGTGGTGAAAAAACAATGTCAATCAAAAAGAATAATCCTGAAAGAAGGAAAGCTTTTAGAGCAAGACATAATTGTGATAACCCCGGTCCAAGACACAAGGCAAGATATTGGTCTTGTCGTAAATGGTAATTAAGGTTATAAATTAAAAAGAAAACAAAATGGCAGATACTTCATTTTTTGGGAGATTAACGAAACTCTTTCGTTCACAAGCAATCGTTACGGTTGATAAGGATGGAAAGCGTAAAGTTTTTGATTCTGATGAAAGACAACAAACAAACTTATCGTCCCTAAGAGATAGATACACCAAAATTCAGAAATCTTTTTATGAACAAGCCGGTGGTGCCCAATCAATGGCATACCAACAAGTTCGTAGAGAAGTTTTTCGTGATTTTGATGCAATGGATAATGACCCTATCCTTTCTTCTGCATTAGATATCTATGCTGATGAATCTACTTTAAAAAATGAGTTCGGTGATACCTTAATGGTTCACTCGGATAATCAAAAAGTACAAGATGTACTTAATAACTTATTTTACGATGTCCTTAACATTGAATTCAACTTATGGCCATGGGTAAGAAACATGTGTAAATATGGAGATTTCTTTTTAGGTTTAGAAGTTGCCGAAGGTAAGGGTGTAGTTAACGTTACACCTCATTCAGTTTATAATACTGAACGTTTAGAAAGAACTGACCCATCAAATCCAAATTCAGTAAAGTTTAAAATTACTGAGGACCCGAATGGAAAACAAGAATACGAAAACTTTGAGATTGCTCACTTCAGATTATTAGCAGATACTAACTGGTTACCATATGGTAAATCAATGTTAGAAAATGGTAGAAGATTGTGGAAACAATTATCTCTAATGGAAGATGCAATGTTAATCCATAGAATTATGAGAGCACCTGAAAAGAGAGTTTTCAAAATTGATATCGGTAACATTCCTCCAACCGAAGTTGATAACTACATGCAGAGAATTATCAATAAGATGAAGAAAGTTCCTTTCATTGATAAAAATACGGGTGATTACAACTTAAAATATAATATGCAAAACCTAACAGAAGATTTCTATCTTCCTGTTCGTGGTGGTGATAGTGGCACATCTATTGATAACCTTGCTGGTTTAGAAGCACCTTCAATTGATGATATCGATTACTTAAAGAATAAAATGTTTGCAGCATTGAAAATTCCTCGTGCTTATTTAGGATACGAAGAAAACGTAAATGGTAAAGCTACTCTTGCTGCAGAAGATGTAAGATTCGCAAGAACTATCGAAAGAATACAAAGAACAGTAATTTCAGAATTATCTAAAATTGCAATCGTTCATTTATACGCACAAGGTATCCAAGATTCAGAAATGACTAATTTCGAATTACAATTGGTAAACCCATCTACAATTTACGAACAAGAAAAAGTAAACTTGTGGAGTGAGAAAATTAGATTAGCTCAAGATATCCAAGGATTGAATATGTTATCTAAGGATTGGGTATATGAAAACATCTTTAAACTTTCTAATGGAGAACAAGATGTTCAGAGAGTTAAAATGTTAGATGATTTAAAAGATAGATTCCGTTTCCGTTCTATTGAAGATGAGGGTAATGACCCTGCAATGGAAGATGAAGAACCAGAAGATATTGAAGAATCATTAGAGAATCTCAAAAACGAACTCAAAGATAAGGGTGGTAGACCGAGAGAAGGTGGAACCTATGGAAAAGATAAACATCCATATGGTAGAGACCCACTTGGTGATGATGAGAGAACTTCAAAAAGAACTCGAACTTCCGAAGATAAAGCAATGAAAGTTATCAATGGAATCGCAGCAAAACGAAAGTATTTACACGAAATGAAGGATATGTTGGATGAGTCCAATATCCTTGAAGATACAGAAAAATAGTTAAACTTTTATAGATTTATATTTATATTAGGGAAAAATTATTATATTATAATTGGAAATATAACAAAATGAAAAAAATTAAACATTCAAAATTTAAGAATACAGGTTTTCTTTTTGAATTACTTACTCGCCAAATAACTCTCGAAGTGTTAAATGGTGGTGAGGAAAAAGCAAAAGAAATCATACGTGAATTCTACGGAAAAGGCACAGAAATGTCCAAAGAATTACGTCTATTTAACCTGTTAATAAACGAGAAGTATAATACAGAATCTAAAGCTGAGAAATTCATTGAAGCAATTTTAGAAGCTCATGCTAAGTTAGATTATACCAAATTACAACGAGAAAAATACAATCTTGTTAAAAGTATTAAGGAAAATTTCGAAATTGATAATTTCCTATCATCCCCTGTTACCAATTATAAAATCCTAGCTTCTGTTCATAAATTGTTCGAAGCAAAAGCAAATGATGTCCTTGATGTTAAAGATGTATTTAACTCTAAACTTACCTTAGTTGAACATATTTCCAATTCCCAAACTTCAGTTAAACAAAAGGAAGATAGATTAGTAGAAGAATACAAAAAACAAGAAAAGGATTTAAGGTTACTTACATTTAAAATTCTAACTGAATCGTTTAACAAAAAATATACCAGCCTTAATGATGTACAGAAATCATTATTGAGAGAGTATATTAACAATGTTACCAACACTTCTAAATTCGGTGAGTATTTTGAAAAAGAACTTGTAAAGACCATTACTGAATTACATACGTTGTATAAAGGAATGAGTGATAAAATTACCAAAATTAAATTGAGAGAAACGATTAACGTTCTTAAAAAACAAAAACTTGGTAAGAAAATCACAGATGAACAAGTTTCATCATTGATGTTATCTTATGAACTTATTAAGGAGATAAAAAATATCAATGGAATCAAATCTTAAACAATACATAGAAGAACTTATTAGTGAAATCCAAAATGAATTGGATGAAGCAACTGCAACAGGTAATGTTGCTGGATATAATACTCCCAATGCTTTTTCTGATAAGGGTTCATCTGATAAAAACCGAAAAAAGAAAATGGCCAAAAGAATTGGTTATACTTTAGCTGGTAAAATTGATGAATCTTTCATGTCTGATTTAGATATCATTAAAAAAGGTTCTAAAGATATAACTGATTTTATTAAAAAAGTTTTATCAAACAAAGATTACAAAGAAGTTAGAACTGATAAAGAATTTCACAAATACTTAAAATCATTCTACAATGAATCGGTAGTTACTGAAGGTAAAGAAGAGGTAACCCCAAAACAATTAGCAAACTTACAACGAGATATAAAAAAGATTAATCCAAAAATCAAAGTTTATATTAGTAACCATCCTATAACTAAAGGAAAACTTCAAATAGAACTTGGTTCAGACCATCCATCAAATCAAGGTGATGATAGAGAGATTACTAAAATAAATACTCTATTAAAAAAACATACTGGTGATTGGAGAACTGGTACTATGTTTACCGAAAGTAAAGTATCAATTAACGAACAGACTGATTATAAATTCCTTACTCAAACAATTTTAGATGCTAAACCAAAATACAATGTTTATTACAACTCAGGCCACAATAAAGTTAATATTGGTGGAGTTGGATACGATGGTGGTGATTTAGTAAAAAACTTTAACCAAAAACCAGGTTCATCTTCTAAAATTAAAAATAACTTTTATCACGCAGACCAAGACCCACAGAAAACAAAAAAAGAAGTTGAAAAACTTTCTAATGGAAAAATTAAAGTGGATATTCAAAAAGGATATGGTGGTAAACCCGTGGCTGTTTATATAATGAAAGAATCAGTAAACGAAGGAGTTCTTGATATATTCAAAAACGAATTCAAGATAGCTCTAAATTTTATCAAAAAAACTTTTAAGGGTAGTGGAGTTAAGATATCTGTAAAACACTTGGTGCCAGATATAAAACATACAGATAAATATATTGAAGTTCTTGGTGCAAACGGTAACTCAATTAGAATTCAAGTAAGTGCTTATCAAACAACTTCATCTAAGAAATTACCTGCTTCTTCACCAGTGTTTCCAGAATTTACAGATAATGAGTATGGTGGCTCGTGGAGTGTTCGGGTATATAAAAAAGATAGTAGAGGTGAGATGGATACAACCAAGATTAGTTCCAAAAAAAACCAAGAATATCGTGTAAGTATAAAGAGTAAACGAGATGCTAAAAAATGGGCATTGGGTGAGTTAACAAAATACATATCAAGTCATAAAGATATTTTAAATAAATTTATAACTGAACCAATAAGTGAATCAGTAAATGAAGCTAAAATAAAAAGACCAGTAAATCGTTGGTTAGAATTAAAAAACGATGAAACCATGCATCCTCACAAAAAGATGGCAATGGGATTAAAAGAATTAAAATATCAATTAGGAGAAACTCAGAAGTTTTTT